GGAGAAGTCTCCAACAAGCCCAGCATAGAAGTCACCTATGCGTCTAGCCGAGTGGCCCATAGGGTTGAAGCCTAGTGAGCGCCAGAACCCATCGTTGATCCATTGCCAATCGAACGCCGGGTTGTCTGAGATGAACACGGGCGGACCTTCGCTGTTCTCCTCTAGCCATTTCAGGAAGGCAAGGAACACCGTGTAACGAACTGCGTCCGAGCACTTCGCTTTAGGTAGCGGGCAGACAGGGTTAGCCGGGTCTGGTTCCGTCTTAACTAGCACCCCATGGAATGTGTGCATACTAGGATAGGCTACGGCTCCGAACTCAGTCAAGTCCCCGGTGGCAGGGCTCCCGCCCCAAGCTTCACAGTCTACGAATATCAATGTCATACTTGTGGTAACCTATAGGCTTTCTTGAGTAAACTCTCACCAACCTGAGCATCGTGTTCGTTGATGACGCCCTCTTTTTCCTTGGCTCTGGCGAAGGAATAGATTACCTCGTTCAACGATGCCACCGTGGCGGTAGTCTTAAACGGACTGACCTCTTTGTGAATGGGCTTTATTTCGCACGACAGCGCTCCGTACTTTCTAAGAACCGTATCACAGATATCTTCCGCCTTATACGCTCCCGAAGTGAGGACTTGTACAAAGTTAGAGGTAATTCCCTGAAGCGCTGTCTGCATTGCCTCCGCATCAAAGTCTTCCTCATGTAGTCTGATAAAGGTTGAAGCCTTGGACTGGATGAGGTTAATCTCCGTAACTTGCTCCCCATCTACGGTAACGTCGAGCCATCCTCGGGGCTCTCCTGCGTCTGACCAGTTGAGCTGGGTAGTTGACCCAGGAATGATGAGATTGCTTGTAACTGGTTTGAAAGAATGGTAATGGCCACTAAAAGCCATAGCGCAATCGACAGGAATAAGGTCGCCAGTAAGAATCTCGTTGAGAGTGAATCCTTTGGAGTTAAGTTCGACACCGCCTACTCCTTGGTGGAAGAAGCACAATGATCTTCCTTTGATTCCACTAATCCATCCTCTGAGGATGTCAGCATCGGCTGTAAAAGGGAAAAAATGCGCGTTGATTCCTCCCACTGTTTGTGAGCCATTTTCTCCCACATTTGAGTCAACAAGGCGTCCATGGTGTCCCAACCACGAGAGGGCATGAGATCCACCTGTTCGATTACTTTGATCGTGGTTGCCGACGAGGATAGTGAGGTCGATCCCGTTCTCTTTGAAGCCTTTGAACGCTTCGTATGCGGCTTGACCTGTTTCGGCGGCGACAGTGCTAGTGTGAAAGAGATCCCCTGTGAATACACACTGTGAGATATCCTTTTCTGTACAATACCGGACAATGCTTTTGACGACTTCTTTTTGTTGCTCAAGACGAGAGTTCCTTCCGTTGATAAGGCGAGAGCCATACTGCCACTGATGAAGGTGCAGGTCGGAGAAAACTACAAAATGTTTCATTCAACAGGTCCACCGTAAGGCGTGATATGCTTGTCATTGGCCGCTAGACGAAGGAAGTATTTGTAGAACCCGTCTAGCCCTAGCACTACCCCTTCGGCGTTAGCGTAGGTATCAACAAGGGTCTTCCATTCTTTCTTGGTCAACGTCGTCTGCGTTGGAATGAAATGCCAGTTGATGTTGTTAACCCGTTCAACGGCACCAATCATCTGAAACGCCTCGAATAGCCCCTCATATAGATCAAAACCATTCTCTGTGAGTTCGACCTTGCAGGTAGGAGCGTGTGTCTGCTCAACCTTATTCTTGATGAGAGAGATCATAACGACCTGCCCGCGCCGCGTCTTCTCTTCCTTGCCTTCTGTAAGGTTGGAGACGAACGCGAATTCCACGCGAACGGAGGATAGGAACTTGATCCCGTTTCCGCCTGAGGAATCCGACTGCTTACCGAATGCCTTGCCGATCAAGGCGGTTGAGTGGTTGATAAAGAACACGCAAGCCTTTAGATCGGCTACGCTCTTATTGATCTTGCGAAGTCCACGCCGAATAGCTCTAGCGTCCTCTCCTACACGCACTTCCTGCTCCATACCACGACCGCTGTTGTATCTAGTCTCTACTGCTGTAACAGAGTCAACGCAGATAACAATAGGACTTGTGCTTAAGATCTCATCCTTACCGTAAGCTTCAAGCATCGTCTCGATCTTCTCAAAAATCTCCTCGATGTCGTTAGCTTCGGACACGAGCAATCTCGCTGCGTTGATACCGCATTGTTCTGCTCGCTTAGGATCGAAGGTTCGCTCTGTGTCAATTAGAACACTGAGCCCACCCATGCGCTGGCATTGCGCCATAGCGTGGTAGGCGGCTGTTGTCTTGCCGGTAGCAGGCAGACCAAACAACTCTACGATACGACCGGCTGGGTAACCCGGGCGTCCTAAGGATAAGTCTAACTGCGGAATCCTTGATGGAATTCCGAACTTTACGTGTGAACCGAGGGAAAGATCGGTGCCGTAGCCTGAGGCACCGGCACCGTCTTCCCCTCCGATCTTTGCTTTGTTCAGGGCAGTCAGAATACTATTTGACTCGTCCTTAGTTGCCATTAATCTACCGGTAGGAACACTCGGGCCACTACTGGCGCGGGTGTTGGCTCAGGAGCCGTGAAGACTGGCTCTTCGATTAGCTCTTCGACTCGGGTAGGGACTGGTGTGGATACTGCTGGCGTTTTTCGATACGATGAGCCTTGCTTGCGGACGACGCCGCCTCCGGCTCGGACGTATTTTGCCATAGTAGGCACGCTTACTTCTGCTCGTGTTGCGAGAGTCTGTAGCGTGATACCACGAGAGTATTCCGCTGCGAACTCCTGCTTCTGGTTGTCTGTGAATTTCTTGAACGTCATGGGTTATACCTTTGGTGGGAGGACTGGTTGTGTGAGAAGCACGTTGACCTTAGGTGCGCCTACCGTAAAGCCCTGTACGGTGGGTACTCCTGCGGGGACTACACCTTGTACTAGCGTTGGTCCCGCTGGCTTGATGGTTGTCTGTGCAACTGGCGCTGCCTGTTGTGCTGGGGCGTCTGACATGAGAGCACCGAAGTCAGCCACTAGATCCTCGTAAGACTTCGCCGGGGCGAACTGGTCTAGGAGATGTAGCGTGAAGTTTTCGATGTTCAGTCCCTCTTGCTGGATCGTATCCACGATGCTTGAACGGATAGGGACAGCCTTTGCCGTATACTTGGTAGTGAGGCCCATGCCTGCGCGATCGATATTGACATTCATGCCAGTGTGGAAGTTGATGATGTCACCATATCCGCCACCGAAATCAGTGTCCATATCTAGGATTGCCGCCTTGACAGTCGCCGGGATCTTCATAACCTTGACGCCGTCCTTGATGGACACCTTACCGTTTGGATCGGATAGCACTAGGACGTTGATGAGGAAGCGAGTCGAAGCCTTGAAGTCCTTCGCTGCATCTTCCTGTCCGCTTGCTGCCAAGCCCGCACCGTGCTCACAGATAGGGCAACGGTTTGCCGTGTTCTGGGTGCAAACGAATGAACGGTTCTTGCCCTTGATGAAATGCTCTACTACCTCGTGAAACCACACGCCCTTGTCACTGTAGGATGGCATTACGCGGATCGTAGTGCGACCACCCTTAAGTGTGAGAGCGAAATTGCGGTTCTCTCCGTCACGGTCAGTCTGCCGTGCCCGATTGAGAGCCTCGTCGTTGCGTTTGTATTCTACTAAAGCCATTATAGTTTTCCTTGTTGTGTTGTTAGAGAGTTAATTATCGATCTGCCTTCATGCTTTGATTTTCACGATAAGCGAAGGCTCGTAGGCACTCGCTCTTGTGGATCAATGCTGTCATGCACCATCGCATTACCGAAGCGTCCTTCTCGGCCTGTAGCTTCGCTTGCACCACTTTCTGATAGTCCTCGTTCACTGTGATGGCGTGGCCGACCTTTGCTTCGGTCGCCTTGTCGCCTAGTCTAGCAAATTCCGCTCGAACTGTCGAGTCAAGGACTGCACCAAGGCGGTCTTGCTCGGCATCGAGCCGCCCTACCCTAAGCTTCGCCTCGGCTTCAATCGTTCCGTGCTCGAAGATTATACGGCCCATGTTGCATAGCTCACGGTCCATACTGCTCTCGTCAATGCTGAATGAATCTGGATTCAACTTGACTTCGAGTAGCTGCCCCTCCCGCTCGATATATACTGTAGTTTCCATTATGCACCTTCCGTAGTGTAGTTGTCTAAAATTTTCTCTTCGTCGGTAGTGTCAACTCCGTATTCCTGTAGGAACTCCATGAAAGCCCCATCAATCTCTTCCATGTCGGCGTCAGGGTGGACAAAATAACAACCAATGTACCGAGCGCGTCGAAATACTTGGATCTTCTTTAGCTTTACTGGTACGCTCATCATGGCTTGACCCACCTTGATTCATTGGTTCCTGGTTGGGACTGCTCTACATATCCGCCATCAACGAATGCTTGATAGCGAGCCTTTTCACAAGACGTTGTGAAGAACAGGAATGCAACAGCAAACACTGTTAGGCATACCGATACTACCGATACTTGGACTACATTTTCGCTCATTAGTGTGCTGCCCTCTCCGCTTCCGCCCAGGTGTTACCCCAGCCCGTATTGATAGGCAGAACCATTCCACCTAGCTCAGGGATTGGACGTTGTGCGATCTTTTTAAACTCCGTGTCGAACCATTCCACGTATTCTTTTCGTACCCCGTAAGAAATGGAGTCGTGTACGCTACAGATTAGTCTAGCAACATCCGGGCCAAGTTGCAAGCCCTCTAGACCCTCACGCATCATGCTCATTGTCCTAAACGAGATAGCTCCGGCGGGGCTCTGGATAGATACGTTAGTTGCCGATCGCTCCGCTTCTGCTCGGCGATACTGTTCCTTATGATTCAGGTCGGGTATGTAAATTTCCCGTCCGAAGATCGTCACTACCTTAGATCCCCGCCCTCGGGCAATGTCCGGGGTCAAGCTTAGGTACTCATCGATCTTTGGGTAGCGCATCCGATAGTTGCGAACCAGGGAGAAGGCTAGCTCCTCTCCTATTAGCTTGCGCTGCTTGGTCTTCACGTCCTCGTACTCTAGCTTGGCTAGGCTTGCTCCCTCCGAGCCGTAAATGATACCGAAGTTCATCGGCTTGCCTATCGCACCACGGTTGTAGTCGCTAATCTCTGACGGGTCGCACATAAGCGCAGCTGCCGCCGTAAATCTGTGTACGTCGCCTTCCGGGTCTGCCAGTACACGTAGGAGTTCTTCTTCTCCCGTAAGCTGGGCGAACACGCGCAATTCAATTTGTGAATAGTCGGAGTAATAGTAAACAAATCCAGCCTCTTCATCGACCATATCCCTCATTACTAGCTTGCCGGCTTTTACGTCGTCCTCTTTGGACTTCGGAAGCTGGTGCAGGAACGAACATGTTAGGCGAGCCGAGATTGACCCTGCCATGTTGAAGCCGTACCGAATGCGGCCATCTGCACCTACTTCGTTCATGGCGTTGTCAACGTAGGTGCTCTTGAACTTCTGACGATTCCGATACTTAATGATCTGCCTTGCTAGGGGTACCTCGTCCGGGTCTAGCTTTAGCAGGGTGTTCTTGTTAGTCGAGTATCCCTTGACTGCCTTGACGTTTAGAATCTCCTCTCCAAAGCCAAGCTCCCTTAGCGCCTTGGCTACCTGATCGTGGCTGCTAGGGTTGAAGTCTGGGTTCGTTATAGCCCGGCAGTCAGCCAGGATCTCTTCCATCTCGGTATCAAGCCCTACGCCTATCGACTTTACATTGTCTAGGTTCAGATGGTTGCCGTTGTACTCGGCCTCCGCGAGGGTGTATAAGAGAGGCATCGACTCTTCGGTGTAAAGTTTGATGAGATTGGCCTTGCGAACGATGTCAGGATAATACACGTCCAGCAAGCGGTAGGTCAGCTCGGCGTCTGTAGCTCCGTAGGGCCACATGATCTCGTCAGGGATGTTGTCGTAACCCATGATGAGCTTCCGACCGTGGCCAACGATATCTCGGACTGGCTTCTCGTAGTTGCCGCAGAAGAACTCGCCGTCCGCTAGCTCCTTGAGTCCGTGCGGAGGGGTAACGTCTAGTAGGTGGTGGAGGATCTGAGTATCCCACAGCCAGCCCTTGGTGCGAATCCCACAGTGCCTACGGAGGACGTTCATATCGTACTTGATGTTGTGAGCACACTTGGCAATCGTTTCGTCTTCGAAGATTTCCTTGAGCTTGTCATTGATCTCTTGGCGCTTGCCGTTGATCCAGGTAGGCTTTAGCTTGAAGCCAAACTCCACTGTCGGATCGTGCTTATAGAAGGGAATAACCCATGTCTTTCCGATGCCACAGGAAAGTTGCAGCAGAATACACGGATCGGACATGAAATTGAGCCCCGGAGACTCAGTATCAAAGGCAAAGACACCATGTTGCTTGATGGCCTTCGTAACCTTGTCTAAATCCTCAATAGATTCAACTACTTGGAAGACTGCGTTATAAAACTTATTATCGATGATCTTTCCGTCAGCCAGTAATGATCTAGCCTTGTTCAAATCCTCTTGCATAAGGGACTTGATCTTAACATTACCGGTGGCTAGGAATTGCTTAGGGTGATACACTGGCATGACCCTAAACTCAAGGGTCTCGCTCCAGTGGGGGTACTGTTTGTCAAATGCTGTGCCGTGTAGCTGGGTGATGCCTCCCTCTCCATGAAGGTTGAACACCTTGAGAGCCTCAGACCCTAGAAGGATGACAAGCCGTGGTTCGTACTTGAATAGCTCGTACTCTAGGTGCTGGCGGCAGACCGAATACTCGCTCGCCGCTACTTTCCTGTTTGGTGGCGCACACTTAGCGTGGCAAGTGATGTATGTTGTCTCAGGATTGAACTCCGCATTCGTGAGGAGCCCTATCATAATCTCCCGAGCGTCACCCCATAGTGGCATCCCTGCTTTATCGGCATCGCGTGCCGGAAAATCACTGACCACGAATGTCTCGTAGTTGCGCTTCTTTAGCGGGTCTCCCCGGCGACCGTCGATTAGCTCCTGAAGCGAGCAACCCATAAGCTGGGCGTTCCGGGTGTACTTCCAACCCTTGTCGCTAGTAATGGTAGGGAGCTTGCACAACGGCTTGCCCGACTCGGCAGGGTCGCAGTTGTACCACTCCTTGTATAGGGGCAGCTCTAACTCGTCTGACATGCTGTGCGCTCCAACAGTAGCAGTTTCTTGATTACAATATGGTCTATCTTCGTCTGACACATATTGCAAGTTATAATGTTATCAAGTGTCATTAGCCAGACGAGTCTATGCTGCCGGACCTTGCAGACGTGGCCGACATAATACATAAGAGCACCCGGGAACCCTTCTTCATTACGCTTAGTTTCAATTAGAAACCAGCCATCTATAACTTCCATTGGCACTCCACTGTGCCTTTCAAGGTCTCATCTAGGATGACTTCCGCCCCGAAGAAGCTAATAGACCGGCGTTCGGCCGTAGGCACTAGCAAAGCTAGGATGTCTGGGGCGACTCGGATTACTTGGGGCTTTCGGTGATGCTTCTTGATGAAGCGTAGGTAGTGCATACAGAGAATGATGTCTGCATCTACCTTGTCTGGCACCCGTTCTTCGCTCATTTGTTGGCCACGTATAGCACGGCAGACGCCATTGAATGGGCGCTACGAATTCCTACTCCGTAGGCAATTAAAATCTGTTCTTGATCGGCTACCACTTTCCCTAAGGCTATAATGCATTCCTCTAATGTAGGGTGCTTACTATGCTTCTTGTTTCGTGTGGTGGGTAGCTTACAAATTTTGCACGTCACTGATTTCATGTGTTCACCTGGGTATGGCCTAGTCTAGCTAATTCGTGAGCACCTTGCACCCACGCTGTTAGTTGCTCGGCACTATGGTTGTCTGGCTGGCGAGTTATCTTAAGAAAGGCTGCCGGGATGCCTAGCTTCTGTAGGCTTGCACAGGCCACGCTTGCCCGCTTTTCGGCTCCCTCATCCCATAGGAAGACTACGCTCTTAACTCTACTCAATCGGATCAGCTCGATCTGTACCTTACTAAGGCTGCTCCCGAAGTTGGTCGTGCCATTACACTTGTTCATTAGCCAGATGCCATTGAACGAATTCTCAACCAGCACCAGCTTGTCCCTTAACTTCATCTCGTCCCAGTTGAAGATGAAGTCATTGGTCTTGGCACCGGTACAATACTCGTACTTGGGGACCCCGGCCCGCTCTAGCTCTTCGTCCTTCCACCATGCCCGGCGACCTACATAGTTAACTAGCTTGCCCTGATAATATACAGGGATGTATACCCTAATGCCGTTAAAGGCTAGCTTGAACCTGAACTGGTCCTCCGGGGTAACTCCCCGGTTGTCCACCTCTAGGACAGCGTTGGCGTACTTAGTGTGTAGCTCCCCGTCTACCTTGGTGACGAGCAAATCTGCCTCAGGAAGGACGATCTCATGTACCCGAGGGACGTTGTTGGGGTTGTCGTCTATCTGCTCGTATACGGCATTCCCGAACTGTGTACGTGTATGTCTATTGAGATCCTTTATACGAGGCTTATAGTTACACGTTGCGCGATGACAGAAACCTATTTGCTTCTTAATATTGAAGAAGAAGCTGGAATGCTTGCACTTAGGGCACGGAAATTGAACCTCGTCACCAGACTTGCCGGTGATTCCGAAGCTCTTGTTAAGCCAGCCTTCTAGGTCCATGCAAATCCCTTATATCTATATATATTTCTGTTCCTACAGAAATGAGAAAGAATAGAACAAGAATAAGAATAAAGAGATAACAGAAGGGAAAAGGTGCTATGTTTCATTGTTAAGGCCAGTAATTCAACTGTAGATATAGCAGTAGCGGCCAGGAGCTTTTAAGTTGAACAACTCCCCCGATTGTTATAGCCAATTAAATTTTAGTGAAAAGATTGTAGTATATAGTATAAATAAGGCTTGAGTTTTTCTTCTGTTATCTCTTTATTCTTATTCTTGTTCTATTCTTTCTCATT